CTCTACGACAACGCAGCCCTGCAGCTCTGTAACTTCACGATCAAAAACGGCCGTTTCGGCATGATGCCGGCGCTGCCCTACGACAGCAGCTACCAGATCAGCACCACGCCCATCGCAATCGAGCAGATTTTCACCTCGGGCAACATTATCCAGGACAGCTTGCAGGTCCAGTACATCGACGCCGCCCAACGCGCCAACTTCCGCGCCTTGGTTACCTGGCGCGTCACCGTTGAAAACGATCTGCCGACACAAGCCTCCGCTTTGGTCGACTGGGCCGACATCCCCGAAGGCAGCCGTTCCACGACCCAGCAAGCTTTCGATCTAACTGACTTCTGCACCAACCGTGCCCAAGCACTGAAGACCGCACGGTTCCTGCTGAGCATCCGCCGCCGCGTCACTCACACCGTCAGCTTCAAGACCGTACCCGACGCCCTCGGCATCCAACCCGGTTCCTATATCCGCATTATCACCGAAGCCACCACCTACAGCGCCACCAACAACGGCGGCATCACTGACGCTGGCACCCTGGTCAGCGTAACCTCCATCGCCAACGGGACCTACGACGCCCTGATCTACAACCCCAGCACTGGAGCTGTAACCGAGCAACGCATTACGATCCAAAACAACGCCGTCACAGATTCCGCTTTGCGCGGCTGTCTGTTTACGTTGCTCAGCCTTCAGACCAGCGCATCCGTTTATCAAGTGGAGCAACTAACGCTGGACGAGGATGGCTTGGTAAATATCAGCGCCGTAGAAGTGCCTGTCGATTCCACGGGCGTTAGCATTGTGGCTAAGGACGTGCTCACTGAGGCGAATTTCCGCGTACTGGAATAATGGCTTTTCCGACACTGACGCCAACCAGCCGCGAGTTCAGCCCTGGTGCGTGGCCTATCAAAAATTACAACTCACAATCGGGCGCCGAGATCCGAATTTTGTACGGATCCCAACGTACTAACGCCAAGCTTGGTCTTAGCTACGAAAACGTAACTGACGCAAACGCCCAGCTCTTCATCGACGACTTCAACTCAAACATCGGCACACTTCGTACTTTCACGCTTCCTTCCGCTACGCGAAACGGCTGGAACGGCAGTGCGGCAACTTTGGATGCGCCACCTGGCACAAAGTGGCGCTACGAAAGCGAGCCGCAAATCCGCTCGGTGAGACCCGGCCGTAGCAGCGTTACAGTGAATCTGGTGGCGGTGATCTAATGGCCAAGGTTTATACCGGACGCGATGGCCGCCTGCTGATCAACGGCACCGAGCAGATCAAGGTCAGTAACTGGACCTTGACTGGCTCTCTTGAAGTGCTGGAAACCACCACGCTTGGCGAATCACAACGCAGTTACGCGCCAGGCGTCCAAGAATTCAACGGCAGCGCCACACTGCTGTACTACAAAGACGACGCAGGCCGCAACGACGCCGCCACAGCTTTGAAGAGAGTGCTGCGTGTTGCTGGCGTATCCAGCAGCGATACCGTCACAATGCGTCTGCGTTTGGCGGATGGCAACACAAACAGCGACGTGCAACTGACTGCTTACATCACCAGCGTCTCGTTTGGTGCCAGCGTGGGTGAAGTCAGCTCTGCCCAAATCAGCTTCCAAGCCACTGGCGCACTCACGGCGGTGACAATCTGATGGGCATCTACCTCGGCAATGTCGGCAATATTGAGCTGACTCGCCTGTCGCTTGAAGGCAGCAAAGAGTCTGTGGTCAATCCGTCAGACGTCAATGCCGCTCGCGATCGATTTAGCTTTGATTTTGACCCTAGTTATTTAATCAGTGGTGACCTAGTTGAGATTGCCACAACAGATGGCACGAATCTTGATTTCGTCGCCGCAAGTGGATGGACGAATAACACTGTTCAACCAAGTGGAAATTGGTACGCATTTATTGATGAACTAGGCGGTATTCGTCTGTACACAAACTTTGACGACAGCCTTGAGGGTGCTAGTACCGGCCTCGTGGCCCTCAATGCAATTGCTCGCAATATTCCAATCAGAGTTACGGTGCGTAACCGTGATGCCAGATTGCTGGGGTGTGTGTCTGACTATGAAATTAATACAACGCGAGAAACGGTCGATGTCACTGCATTGAGCGATGAATACAGGCAGCAATACAGCAGCCTGATCACTGGCAGCGGTCGCTTAACCGCTCAATGGGATTACGTAAAAGAAGGTAATACAGAGCCGGTCAACTATCTGATGCAGCTTGTATTGCGCACAGAGGTTGGTTCATCATTTCACGCAAAATTTTTCATTAAATCTGCCGGTACACGCGCGTCCGGTGGCTCGTTTGATTCCGCTCAAATCAATGACGCATTGTGGTGGGAGTTCGATGGCTTGATCACCTCTAGCGCTACAAGCTTTGCATCGGGCAATATCATCGTCAGTTCTGTCGATTTTGTTGCAACTGGTCCTATCAGGCTGCGCGCCAAGACACGCACAACCGAATACTTGCTCCAAGAATCTGGAGACAAATTCAAGCTTGAGCAAGATGGCACATCATTCTTGCTTTTGGAGCAATCCGACTGACACTAAACTGGTGTCAGGCCATGCCTACCAGCACTTATAGCCGCACATCACCATGGCAGACCTCAGGATCACCGAATTAGCAGCGCTCTCCAGCGGTGACCTGGCTGCAGGTGACTTTCTGGCAGTCGCTGATATCAGCGCTAGTGAAACCAAAAAAATTACCGTTACTAACTTTACCGGCAAAGCGGTCACGCTGATCGCTGACGCCACCATCCCTGGCGCCAAGATTCTGTTCGGCACTGCCGAGATTGCAGGCACTGCGCTGGAAGATGGCGCTGTTGACACGTTGCAGCTTGCTGCCGATGCTGTAACAGCCGCCAAACTCGCTGACGAATCCAGCGTCGATCTCGTCACGACGCTTCCGGCCTCTGGCGCCTTCGTCGGTCAGATCGCGCTCGACACCGATGACAGCAAGATCTACTGCTGGAACGGCTCGAGCTGGGTCAGCATTAAGGCTGCAGGCTCAATTAATACTGTTATTGGTGGCACAACTGGCGTTGTCAACGTCACAGTGACTACAACGGGAGACAGCGTAACAATCAACACGACACTGGATAACACCAGTGCTGCCGCCCAATTTCTAGCCGGTCCAACTGCCGGAGCTGGTGCAGTCACCTACCGCACGATTGCAGCAGGCGATCTCCCTACAGCAACTACCAGCGCCAAAGGTGCTGTTGTTGTCAATGGCAACGGCCTGACGATGAGCGGCGACACCGTTGTCATCAACAACACGGTCACCGCCGAAGCCAGCAATTATCACGTCGTCCAGTACAACGCCAAGGGTCTGGTCACTGGCGGCCGGCAAATTATCGCGGCTGACGTTCCAGTCGCTACGGCTAGCAGTATCGGTGTCGTCAAGCCCGGCTCCGGCCTCGGCGTCGACGGCGCTGGAACACTCAATCACAACAACTCGATCACCCCGGCAAGCGCTGCCAAGGTCACTTACGACAGCCAAGGCCACATTGTTGCTGCACTGGCACTGTCCGCAACTGACATCCCCGAGCTAGACGCCAGCAAAATTACGACTGGTACGTTTGCAGCAGCACGGCTTGCTGCCAATAGCGTCACGGCAGAACAGCTTGCCGACTACGGCATCGCGCAAGTCAGTAGCAGCCAGCCAGTTCCTGAGTTTGCGGGCCAGCTCTGGATCAACCCGACCGACCGCACCGCTTACGTCTGGGTCGGCCAGGTTTCCCCAGCGCAGGGCTACTACCTTCCCCTCAACAACGAGTTCGGCGCGCAAGCCAACCTTCGTTTTGGTGGTACCTACAACGCCAACACCAACACGATCGCCAGCCTCAATACCTATGGCGCATCGGCAGGTCTGACTGTCGGTTCTGCACTAGTTGCTCCAACCGCTGCAAGTTCTGGTCTCTACTTACTGGTCACAACAACAGGCACTGGTACCGCGCCGGCTCCTGCAGTTTCGCTGGACGTCGGTGACTGGATTTTGAGCCCTGGCTCTGGCACGACGTGGAGTCACGTCAACATCGTGGGCGCAGGCATCAGCGTCATTGATGCGGGCGACGTCACATTTAACGGTGCCGCTCTAACGCCAGCCATGACCGGCGTGGCAGACGCCGAAGCTGCGTTGACCACACTGTGGGGCCGCGTGCAAATCGCCACAGCATCAACGCTAGGCATCGTCCTCGAAACCACCGAAATCGAGGTCAACAACTCAACCGGTGCCATGACTATTGGCACTGTTGATGAAGGCACCTACTGAGCAGTGGCATGTCCGGCTTTAATTACAACGGCGAAAACCTGCCCAGAGGAGGCACACCGGGTGAGCTGCTTGTAAAAGTCAGCAATGTCGATTACTACGTGGAGTTCAAAACGATCACGGAAACACTCGCTGAATATGAATTCGAGATCGATGAAGGTGAATACTAGACTTGGCCAGTAACGCCGTCCCGCAGGGAGTTAAGGCATGGCCACGTACAAGCATCTTCGTAGCAGCACTGCAAATAAGCGTCCCACAACAACGATTGTTGACGGCCAGCTCGCAATCAACACAAACACCGCTAGCCCCGGCCTGTTTTTCAAGGATTCTGCTGGTACAGGCATCGTCAAAGTAGGCCCAGTACACGTCGGCACCACGGCACCAAACAGTGTGCCGGCTTCTGGCGGAAGCAGCGGAAACTACACAGGTGAGCAGTGGCTGGACACAAGTGTGTCTCCTGCTCAGATGAAGGTCTGGAACGGCAGCACCTGGGTCGGCATTGTCGCCGATGAACTGCCTGTCAGCAAACTGCAGGACGGTGCCGCCCGCCAACTCATCCAGACCGATGCTGCTGGTACTGGTGTTGAGTGGACGAGCAACGTTGATGTACCAGGCACGCTGGACGTTACCAGCACCGCAACATTCGACAGCATTGCGCAGCATCCGTTGGGTACTGCTGGCGCACCGACGATTACATTTACCGGTGACACCAACACCGGCATCTACTCCCCCGGCGCAGACCAGGTAGCCATCTCGACTAATGGCACTGGGCGGTTGTTTGTTGATGCGAGTGGGAATGTTGGCGTTAACACAAATGCACCCCAGTATTTATTAGATGTTATTGGATTTGGGGCGCAATCCATTCGAGTGGCTTCGGCTGACGGGGATCTTGCAGTCCTCAGAATGCTTAGTAACGGGAATAACGAGTGGTCTTTGGCAAGCGATACTGTTATGCGTTTTCGCAAAGACAGTACAGAGTATATGCGTTTGGACTCAAGTGGCCGCTTAGGTCTGGGGACTAGTAGCCCTGGCTGCAAAGTCGACATTGTTGCTGAGAACAATACCTCACTAGCACCAACTCTGCGCGTTAACAGCAATAACGTTGCCGTCAGCACAGCTCTTGCGTATGACGGGTTAGTTGGCTCTGGGGAATTGTTTGTCCGCACTTCTTCTCCACAAAAACTGCATCTGGGCACCAATGCAACTAACGCACTAATTATTGACGCCGCACAACAAGTAGGGATTGGCACTACTGCGCCAAATCGCAAACTAGAAGTCTCCGACGCTACTGTTGACAACTTTATTCGCATAGGTACGACAGGTGCATTTAAGTCTGGAATTGAGTTTGCTAACGGCGGAACGGCCTTTGGCCAGCTTTATTTCAACAACGTTTCTCCATATGATTTTTCACTACTTCAGCAGTATTCAACCGGCTCCGTAATCTTTGGCACCAACAACACAGAACGCGCCCGCATCGACAGCTCCGGCAGGTTGTTAGTTGGCACGTCTTCTGCGGAAACGTGGTTTGGCAGTCTTGCGCAAATACAAGCAGCAGGATCCGAGGCATCATTTACCGCGATCAGGAACCAGAACACTGAC